TGTTGTGGCCCATGATGCCGAGCAGCTCCAGCACCAGCGGGGTGGCGCCCATGTCGATGTCGAATTTCGTGCTGGCGGCGGTGGCGTCGGTGGAGCGCGCCACCTTGGAAAGCCGCGTCTGTTGCAGGTTGGACAGCGGCAGGGTGGCTTCCCAGGAGCCGCCGGACAGGGCGGCGGCGTCGGCGTAGTTCACGTAGCTAAGGAGGAGGTTTGCCATCGGATCAGCCCCACATCTCGAAGATCATCGTGTCGCCCTCGCGGGTTATGCCGAGCACGACCAGATTGCGGCCGGCGGCGTATCCCAGCGCGGGCGTCACGGCGCGCAGCTCGTCGCCCAGGTCGTGCTGCGCGCTGTCGTCGGTGAGCGGCGTGTGCAGCCGGACATAGTCGCGGCGCACGCTGTGCAGGGCGAGGCGGCGGGCGGCCTCGGCAATGGCGTCGGCCTCCGTCGTCAGCAGCGTGTCCGCCTCGATGCTGGTGGCGAGCAGGTGGGCGGTCTGGACGCCGGAGTCGCTGGCGACCGTGGCGCGCCACTCCTGTTGCAGGTCGTTGCGCCGCGCCTCTGTCATCCCGGCGCCGACCGGCACCAGGTCCGCGGCGCTGGCGGGTGCCCAGTTCCGGCGATAGCGCAGCGTCACCTGCCAGGCGGGGATGCCGCGGCCGGGGTCATTGGTCGCCTCCCGGTCAATGCTGTCGATCTCCGCGTCGGCATAGGTCGCCAGCGGGGCGCCGGGCGGGGCCACCAGCCGGCCGGCGGTCCAGATGCCCTCCCGGTCCGGCAGGCACCAGGCGCCGACGCTGCCGAGCAGCGCATCGATCACCGCGCGGCGGGTGGTCTCGGCGCCGATCCAGATGCCGATCTGGTAGTTCGCGACGGCATCCAGCGCGGTGATGCTGGCGGTGTCGATTTCCCCGGTCGGGATGGCGCAGACGGTTTCGAGGATCCGGCGGGCGATCGCCCCGGCGCGGTCGACATAGGAGCCGGCGGCATCGCCGCGGATGTCCGCCGTGATGCGGCCGGCCGGGCTGGCGCCGAGCCGGAACAGCCCCAGCGCGAGGCAGGTGTCATAGCTGCCGGCGGCGATGGCGGCGGCTTCGAGGGCCGCGAGGTTGGCGCGATCGGCGCCGAAGGTGAGGGCCGCCCCCTTGTCGCAGACCGCGTCGATCGCCTGCATCGCGCCGGAATGGACCTGATAGGTCAGCATCGCCGTGTTCACCAGCACGGCGGGCACCTGGTAGCAGCGGCCCCAGGCGAGCGGCTTGGGCTGGCCCTTGATGTCGGTGGCCACCCCCTCCGCCCCGTTCGGCAGGCTGTTGGTGCCGGCGTAGCGGGTGGCCTGGAGCGGCTGGTCGAGGATGGCGGTGCGGTCGCGGATGCGCAGCACGGCGCGATCGGCGCGGACCTCCAGCTGCTCGACGGTGCCGGACAGCCAGGTGGTCCAGGCGGCGGGGTAGGCGGTGCCGGGGATCCCGACCCGCACCACGATGGCGCGGCCGTCCAGGCCGAGATCGAGCAGGGCGGCGAGCGCGTGGTCCGGGTTGGCCAGTTCCAGCACACCGCCGCTCGCCTGGCCGCCGGAGGTGACGCGGGCATTGCCGAAGGCGCGGCGGACGAAGTTCGGGGCGGACAGGATGCGGTCGTCAAAGGCGATGTGCGGCGGCGTGTCGGTGGTGGTGGTGATCAGCCGACCCGAGGAATAGTAAAGCGTGGTGACGCCGGGCAGGGCCGGGTCATAGGCGGCGACCTCGACGGCGGTGACGAGTGCGGTCATTGCGCGGCGATTGCCCGTTCAAGCGGGCGGATGATGCCGCGCACCGCCTCGACCACGTCGCCCGTGTTGTCGTTCTCGGCCCTGATCTGCGCCGCGCCGACCTCCCGCACCGAGGCGTCCAGCTTCGCCAGCGCCGCCAGCAGGTCGCGCAGCAACTTGATCTGTTCGATTGAATAGTTACTCAATGCCTTGCCGGTATTGTCGATGAAGCTGGCATAGGAATTGATCGAGGCGAGGCGGGTGTTGCCGTCGGCGGCGATGGCGTTGCCGGCGTTCAGGGCCGCGACGATGGCGGTGGCGTTGCTGGCGGCGATGGTGTTGGCGGCGGCGAGGCTGGCGGTGGTGTTGATGTCCGCGTTTGCCAGGATGGTGTTCATCGCGGCGAAGGACAGCGCGCTGGCCGCGCTGGCGTCGACGGCGATGGTGGCCAGGGCCGCCAAGCCGCCGCGGTTGTCATTGGCCGCCAGATCGATGCGCGGCGCCAAGGCCGACAGCAGGCCGTTGCTGGCCGCCAGATGCCGGCCCAGTGCCGCGCCCACGTCGACCGCGATCTGCGCGGCCGTGGCGGTGGCGGTGACCCCCTGCATCTGGATGCCGCCCAGCGCATACAGCGCGCCTTCCATCTGCACCGCGGTCGCGTGCGCGGCCGCGCCGGTGGCATGCAGCGCCACGATGGATTCGTGCATGGCGACCTGGGTGGAATGCAGGGCCACCAGGGTGGCATGGGCGGCGACGATTCTGACGTGCTGGCCGACGCCGATTTCGTTGGCGAAGTAGAGATGGGCGTTTGCCGCGCCGAGGTTGGCCGACATCATGCCGCGCCCGGCGGCGATCTCCGTCTCGATTGCGGCCAGAGCGGCTTCGACGCCCCCGAGCTGCAAGCCGCCGGCCAGCTGCACGACGTTGCCACCCGGCAGGATGGTGGTGCTGGTGTTCAGGGTGCCGTTTTGGATGGCCTCCTGGATGGCTGTCAGGCTGCCGGCCATCATGGCGTCGTATCCCGCCACCACCGGCAGGCTGGACAGGCTGCCAGTGACGCCGGCGCGCAGGTCCTGGTAGCCCGCGCCGCTGGCATAGACATCGCGCCCGGCGGCCAGCAGCGCGTCAGCGGCCTGGGTGATGCGGCCCAGGGCGTCGCGGTCCCCGCCGAGGGCCAAGGTGCGGTCGCGGTCGAACACCGTCTGCGCGGCGGCGAGGCGGTCGGTGGGGGAGGCGCCGGCCGTGGTGCCGGTCAGCAGACCGTCGAGGTAGGCGCGGATGCTGCCGCCGGCCTGGCGCAGCGCCTGGGCCGCGGCTTCGCCGTAGCGGGCGATGATGTCGGCGCGCTCGGCCGCCTGGACCTCCTCCAGCGCGACCAGGCGGGCGGCCTTGTCTTCGGCGGAGATCGCCAGGGCTTCGAAGGCGGCGGCCACGCTGGCGAGCTCCTGGCGCGCGGATTCGGCCTGTCGCGCCAGCTCGGCCGCCTGGTCCTGGCCGGATGCAGAGAGGCGGCGGATGTTCAGCGACACGTCCGACTGGCGCAGGGTCTCGGCGCGCTGGGCTTCCAGGGCGGCGATGGCCTTGGCGCGGGCAGAGGTGAGATTGTCCTCGGCGAGGCCGTATTTCTTCGCCTGCTCGACCCCGGCATCGAAGTTGTCGTTGAGCGCCTTCAGGCTTGCCGTGAAGGCCGGAACGGCTTCGGCGCCCAACGCATCGATCGCAGCGGCGGCCTCCTTGAAGCCGTCGACGGCGGCCTGGAGTTTCGCAGGGTCGTCAAATGTCTGGCCGCCGAGATAGGTGTTGAGCCGCGAATCGTCCTTTGCCCCGAAGCGCAGCCGGGTGAACGCCTCGGACAGGCTGCCCGCGTCGGCCCAGGAATAGTCCGCGCCATCCTTGTTGCCGCCGAGGATGGACACCCCGCCGACCTGAAGGTCGTTTGCGGCGAGATAGGCGTTGACCGCCGCGACGACTTGGTCGGCCTGTTGGAAGACCGCCGCGCCGGACTCGTTGTAGAACTGGCGAGACACCGGCTTAAGGGCATCGCCCATGCCGTTGGCGCCGCCCTCTACGAAGCCCTCCGACTGCAGGCGCAGGCCGTAGCCCTTCACCGATTCGCCGGGGCCGATCAGGCCGCCGCCAAGGCCCCCCAATGCGCCGCCGAGCAAGCCACCCAGCGGGCCACCGATCAGAAAGCCGGCCAGCGAGCCCAGGCCGGAACCGATCATGCCGTTGGTCTGTTGCGCCGAGCTGCGGCCCAGCAAGGAGTTGAGCATTGTGCCAGCCGCGAACCCACCACCGATCCCCGCGAACGCGCCGCCAAGGGTCAGCGCCGAGCCGCCCATCAGGCTGGTGCCGCCCATGCCCAAAAGCCCAGGCGTGCCGGCCGCGCCCGCAATGGTGATGCCGCCCAGATCGGCGAACGAGGCCGCAGCGATGCCGGGGGTTCCGAAGATCGAAGCGCCGAGGCCGGACAGCCCGCCGCTGATCCCAAGGCTGCCCAGCAGCCCGCCATTCGGCATCAGGCTGGACAGCCCCAACAGATCGCCCAATCCGCCGCCGCCGAACGCGCCGGTCAGCGTGGCGCGCGGCCCGTTGGTGGTCGGCAGTGCCCAATTCATCAGCGGGTTGATCAGCGAAAGTTTCAGGAAGTCGGCCGCGACCGAGGCGGCGACACCGCGCAGGACGTTGCCGAAGTTGAGCGCGCGCTCCTCCCCGGCCAGCATCGCATTGACCGCGGCATCGCCGACGCGGTCCATGGCGCGTTCGCCGATATTGCCGATCTCGGTCCAGGACCGCTCCTGATACGCCAGCGCCTTGCGGGTTTCCTCGTCGGCGGCCTTCTGCGACACCTTCAGCCGATCGAGGTTCCGGACCTGATCTTCGATGATCTCAGCCGCGCGCTGTTCCGCCTCGGTGCGCTTTTCGATGGCGGGGATCCCGGCCGCGCGCAATTCGTTTTCGACTGCCAGCGCCAGCGCCAGTGCCTGACTGGCGCCGGCGCCCTGTGCGGTGGCGGCCACCGAGCGCTCGGCAGCGGCGACCTGTTCGCCCAGCTTGTCGATCACGCCCTGGCGGCGGTTGATTTCGGTCTGCGCCGACTTCGCGGCCTTGGCTGCAGACTTGTCTTCCTCGCCGGCCAACTCCTTGTCGATCTTGGCGCGGGCGTCGGCATAGTCCTGCGCGACGGCCAGGCGCTGGGCGGCGATGCGCTCGGCGGAGACGGCGCCGGTGCGTTCGGCGGCGTCGATCTTCTGGACGTCGAGCAGGTAGTCCTTTTCCAGCTTGACCAGCTTCTGCGTGCTGGCCTCCGCCGCGGCGAATTCAGCGCCGGCGCGGGTCTTGGCTTCCTCGGCCGCCTTCTGCTGGGCGGAGACATACTGGCCGAAGCGGTCCTGCTGGCCTTCCTTTTCGATCTCGGCAAGGCGCTGCTGGTGGCCGCGCAAGGTCGATTCCGCCGCCGCCAATTGCTGGCGCAGGCCGTCGGTGTTGAAGGTGCGGTCCTGCGGCGAGGCCAGCTGGCCGATCCCGGCAGCCTGAATGTTCGCGCCGAGCGCGATCTGGCCGCGCAGCGTGCCCACCTGCGAAGCGGCGCTGGCGATGCTGGACTGGACCTGTTCCCGCTCGGTGGGGATCAGCACGGCGCGGGCGCCGTTCACCGCGTCGGCGGCGGCTTTGGCGGCGCGGGCGATGGCCTGCGAGATGCCCAGGGCTTCGTCGAGCTTGGCGGTGAAGTCGAGCATCGCCTCGCCGAGGATGTCGAACGAGCGCGACATGGTCAGCGGCATCTTGTCGAATTCGGCCGACATCTTCTCGGTGGCGCGCAGCAGGGCCGGGAAAACCTTGTCCGCGGTGAGCTGGCCTTCCTCGCCCATCTTGCGCAACTGGCCGATATTGGTGCCCAGCTCGCGGGCGAGCTGCTGCGCGAGGCTCGGCATGTTCTCCATCAGGGAGCGCAGCTCGTCGCCGTTCAGCCGGCCGGAGGCAAGCGCCTGGCCGAGCTGCATCATCGCCGCCGCGCCCTCCTGCCCCGTGGTGCCGGAGACGATGGCGACCTTTTGCAGGCCCTCGACCAGCTTCAGCACCTGGTCGCGGGTGGCGCCGATCTCGCCGGCAGCGATCTGGAAGCGGGCGAAGGTGCCGGCAGCGTCGGCGACCGCGATGCCGGTCTTCTGGCTGGATTGGTAAAGCGCCTCATAGACATCGCGCGCGGCATCCAGGCTGCCGGTGGCGGCGCGCAGCTTGCCCAGCGTGGCGGTGGCCTGGTCGCCGGCCTGGGCGATGGCATAGAGCCCGGCGCCGGTCGCCGCCAGGGCCGCGACGGCGACGGTGCCGGCGGTGCCGAGGGCGGACAGGGCGGTGCCGGCGACGCCGAAGCGCGCGGCCATGGATTCGGCGCTGCGCTGCACCTTGTCGGCGACGGAGCCGAAGCGGCCGAGCTGGTCGGTGGCGGTGCCGGTGGCGACACCCTGGGCAATGAACTGCGCCTCGACACGGGCACCGGCGGCGCGCGCCTTGGCCAGCCCGCCGTCGCGCACCGTGTCAAGCCGGCGCAGGGCCTCGGCGGTTTCGGCGGCGGTGCGGCCTTCGCGCTCGTGCTGGAGCCGCAGCTTGGCGACGGCGTCGGCGTGCTGCGCCAGCACCCGGTTGGCGGCGGCCGCGGCGGCGGCGGTGCCATCGATGGTGCGGTTGATGGCGCCGATCGAGCGGCCGGCATTGCTGAATTCGCGGTCGACGGCCTTGACCGCGGGGGCGAGGCCGGCGACGCCGGCTTCGGCCTTGGTCGCCTGGTCGGCGACGCGGCGCAACTGGTCGTTGGCGGCCGCCAGCCCGGCGGCGGACTCGTCCTTGAGCCGCAGCGTGGTCAGGAGTTCGGAGACTTCAACCGCCATGCCGCCCTCCTGGTCCAGTGGTTACACATCGGCTATGGTCGCCGCCTTTTCGGGGAGGGCGAGATGAGCCGTCGGGATGGATCAATGCGCCGCAGCGTGCCGCGTCTGCTGGTGCTGTCGCTGGGGATCGGGCTTTTGGCCGGGTGCAGCACGCCGGAGACGATCCTGCGGCATCCGGCCACCGGGCAGGTTGCGCGCTGCGGCGGCAATGTCACCGGATCGCTGGCCGGGGGAATGATCGGTTACACCGTCCAGGAGTCCAACGATTCGCGCTGCGTGGCGTCGTTCCTGGAACAGGGTTTCGTGCGGGCCAGATAGGCGGTCAGCGCCGGGTCTTGATTTCCAGCGCCGGCAGGGTGATGCGCTGGCCGGCGGCACGGTCCTTGCGTCGGCCCTGGCCGGCTTTCAGCGTGTAGGCGTCGCGCCAGGCCAGGAAGCGGCGTTCGATGGCGAGCTCGGGGTAGCGCTTCGCCATCTGCTGTCGCGCCCGCTCGATCAGCTTGAAGCCCAGGCCGGGCTTGCGGCGGCGGCCGACTTCCAGGCGGCGGGCATACGGGGTGGTGTTGACCAGGTGGACAATGGCGCCGGGGGGGATGGCGGCCGGGTCGCGGGTCCACCGCGCGCCGTCGACCAGCAGCAGCCAGGAGCGGCGGAATTCTCCGGACAGCACAGGGGAGGCGCCGACGAGGTAGGCCTGCGCGAAGGCGGCCGCGCGGGCGAGGGTGGAAAAGACGTAGAGGATGCGGCCATCGGGGCGGACTGCGTCTTCGCTGGCACCCTCACGGCCGTCGACGAAGGTCTGGTAGGTGGGGGCGGCGCGGCCGTCGCGGATCAGGGCGTCGCGGGATCTCCGGGCGTGCTCGGCCAGCAGTTTGGACCGCTCGGCCGGGGGCAGCAGGGTGGAGGCGTCAACGCGGACGGTGCGCAGGGTTGCGATTGGCTTTCTCCATCCTGGCGGCCTCGATTTCCAGATACACCGCATCCATCGCGGCGATCCCCGCATCGAGCATCGCCAGGGCATCGGCGCCGTAGCGGTGGTGGGTGGCCCAGCGCATGACATCGGCCCAGGGGATGCCGCAGGGGAAGGCGCCGGCCATGCCGAGCGAGCGCCAGGGCCGGTCGCGGTGCAGCCGCCACCAGGCGCGCCAGATCCATTCGAAGGCCGGTTCCAGTTCCACCAGCGCGGGGGCGGCGCGGTCGGCCAGAGTGGCGGCGGCGGCGGGATCGGAGGCCGCCAGCCGCGCCAGCCAGGCGTTGGTGGCGGCCTGTTCGGTCAGCTGCTGGCGGAGGCAGGCTGCAAGTTTCCCACCGCGGCCTCGGTCTCGTGGGCCTGGGAGTGGCCGACCAGGCCGGCGGCGATGAAGGCGGCGTTGTTCAGCGCGCCGAAGCCGGGATCGCGGATCATCTCCCGGAAGCGGGCGATGGTCACCAGGGCGCCGCCATCGGTCAGCCCCTTGATGTCGATCAGGCAGTGGTCGATCAGCGCGTCGGTGACGATCGCCTCGCGCTCGGCGCTGGGGATCCGGTCTTCGGTCAGGTGGCGCCTGGCGGCGGCGCGCAGGGCGGCGGCGCGGGCGTCCTGGAAGCCGGGGCCGAGGGCGCGGGTCTTGATCAGCAGGTCGTCATATTCGGGGCCGGGGGAAATCCATTCGCCGTCGCGCATGGCGGAGGCGTTGCGCTTGAAGCTGGAGATGTCAACCATCGGGGAACCTTTCGGGGGAGGGTTTCGGGTTTTTGGAAGTGGGGCGGCGGCGCCCGAACGCCGCCGCCCTTCGCTCGCCGTGCGCGCGGCGCTGCCTGGCCCGGGGATTCGGGCCAGGTCAGGAGGCTCAGCTCTCCCACCACTCCAGGCGGTCGAACTGGAACTGGCAGTTGGTGGTGCTGTCGAGGCTGGCCTGGCCTTCGAGGTTGGCCATAACGTCGGTGTCGATGGCGGTCGCGTTGACCGTGAAGTTCGTCACGGTCAGGCGCGGCAGGGTGACCACCAGGGCCTGGTTGTTGACCTGCATCCGCGAGGACAGCGATGAGACGGTGGCGGCCATCGCCGCGGCCAGGTGGGCATTCGAGCCGAAATAGGTCTCGGCCTGGAAGGTGACCATGTTCGAGCCGCTGCCGATGCCGACGGCCGAGGTGTTGCCCGCCGCGGTGCGCGCCCGAAGGTTGTTGGAGATGCTGAAGCTGAGCCGCTTGATCCAGTTCGGCGAGGCCGAGGCGACGCCGCTGAAGCGGATTTCGCCGACCGCGGCATTGGCGGTCAGCACGGTGTTGGTGGGGGCCGAGGCGTAGGAGTTGCCGTTGGCGGTGGTGCCCTGGCTGCCCGTCATGCCGACGAAGCTGAACTGGCCCTTGATCCCGTCGCCGTCGGCGATGTCCAGCGACAGGGTGTCCACCGCCATGCCGAGCTGCAGGATGTAGGTGGGCGTGGTCTGGCCGAGAAAGCCGCGCTCGATCGCCGCCGAGATCAGGGTGGTGCCGTTGCGCAGCACGTCGCCGAAGAAGATGCGGATGGTCTTCGCAGTGCCGACATCGGCGGTCCAGCCGGTGGGGCGGTTGTCCAGGGTGATCGCGTTGGCCGCCACTGTGGCGACGCGGGCCCAGCCGTTGTTGGCCGCGGTGGCGAACTGGGTGCCGGCCGCGGTGCCGCCGATCTTCAGCCACATCCCGGCGATGATGCCCATGGTGACGAAGTTCATCACGGTGCTGGTCAGGCCGGTGGCGGTGGCGACGATGTCGGCGCTGGCGCCCTCGATCCCGACCACCTTGACGCGAGCCGCGGCGGCGGGGGCGGCTTCGGCGGACCAGCCGGCCGCGGTGGTGGCCAGCGAGGTGGCGCCGCCGGTGGTGACCTTGAAGACCCCGTTGTTGGCTGCCGTGGTGAAGCCGGAGGTCAGCACCAGGTGGCCGATGACGAAGGTGGCACCAGTCGTGAAGGTGATGGTGCTGGCCACCGTCTGGATGTCGGTAATGACGCTGTCCGCGGTGCCGTCGTTGTCGCGTTCCGGCGTGCTGGTCCAGCTGCTCTGCGCCAGGCTTTCCATCAGCACCGACTGCGCACCCAGGGCGGCGGGGTAGGAGGCCTCCCAGGACAGGTTGCCGTCGTTGGTCTCGCTGATCTTGGACGGGTCGGCGCGCATGCGGTCGCTGCGGCGTTCCTGCGAGGTGAAGAACTGCGGCGTCCAGTTCAGGCCCTCGCCGGTGTCGCGCGTGGTGCGCATGCGGGGCGTGCTGGGCAGGCTGCCCAGGGTGGTTTCCTTGACGAGCGCGACGCGCACGCGGTTGGCATCGGTCATCGGTGGATCTCCGTGGTGGCGGGGGTGTGGGGAGGCGGATCAGCCGCGCAGGAATTCGACGCGCAGCACGAGCTGGAACCAGTTGCCGTCTTCGTCGCCGGGGCCGCCGTCGCCGATCGTCATGGAGCGGAGGCGGATGTCGCCGGGCAGCGTCAGGCCGCGCAGGGCCAGGGCCAGGGTGGTGGCGTTCTGGCGGGCCACCAGGGAGCCGGCGCCGGACTGCACCAGGGAATAGACCAGGATGGCGCCGTCCTCGGTCCAGCGCTCGGCGGCCGGCGTGCCGGAGCCGATGCTCTGCTGGGCGTAGAAGCCGCCGGCGAATTCGACCGCCAGGAAGGCAGCCGGGGCGGCGGGGTAGGAGGTTGGCGCGGGGAGGGTGAAGGTCTCGTTTTCCCAGCGGATCGGGGTGGTGGTCCAGTTCGCTTCCAGCCAGGTGCGGAAGGCGGAGAAGACGGTGTCGCTGGACATCAGCCGCGTACCTGCATGTCGTGGCGCGCGATGGTGGCGCCGAGGTATTCGGTGGCGACGGACTGGACGGTGAAGGTGGCGCCGGCGATCAGCACCTGGTCGCCCTTGCGCGGCGGGCCGGGCCAGGCAGCGGCAGCGATTTCGGTGTTGGCGATGGTCACGCGGCGGTCGCCCTGGACGATGCCGCCGAGCAGCTCGTGCGCCTGGTAGCCGCGCACCAGGCCGGTCAGGGACACGCTGACCGGGGCCGTGCCGGTGGCGATGCGGCGCAGGGTGAGCGGCTGGCCGGTGCGCTGGATCTGGCGGGTGGTGGCGGTGATGAGGGTCACGGGTAGCGCCGGTGCGGGGCCAGCAGCTCGGCGGCCTGCCACGGCAGCGCGCCGTGCGCAGCGCTGGGGTCGAGCCAGGACTGGCTGCCGACGCCGTCCACTGATTCGGAGCGCAGGCGGGGGTCCTGGCCGCGGGACTGGACGGCGGCCGCGATGGTGATGAGCACGGCGCGCTCGATGTCAGCCGGCAGGGTGGCGCCGGCAGTGCCCGGCGGGATGTAGCCGCCGGCATAGGTCACGACGATCTTCGCGCCGCTCCAGGTGGTGCGGCGATCGGCGAACAGGCGGTACAGGCAGCTTGCCTCGCCGCCGAGTTCCCAGCCGTCCGCCGCCAGGGTGATGCCATCGACCACGATCGAGGTCACCGAGGCCACCGGGCGGCGCGACAGCGGCAGGTCGGGCCAGGCCGCCACGTCGCGGAACGTCTCGGCCACCGTCTCGCGCACCAGCACCGTGCGCACGTGGGCGGCGACGGCGGCGCTGGCCTGGGCGATCAGGCGGTTGGTGACCCGCACGTCCGCGGGCATCGCAGCACCCAGCTCGTCCTCGACCGCGGCCACCGTGGTGAGCGCGGTCGAGGCGGCCGGGGTGGTGATGGTGACGATGCTGTCCACGCGGGCGCGGCCTTTACAGCGTGGTCGGGATGTCGCGGTAGAAGATGCGCAGCGTCAGGTCGCTGTCGCCGGTGATCACCTCGCCGGTCAGCATGTGCAGCACCAGGGCGGCATTGGCGACCGGGGTGATGTCCGACACGCCGGAGGCGGTGCCGGTGGCGCGGATGTAGCGGGTCTGGGCGGTGGCCTGGTCAAGGAAGCCAGTGGCCTCCGCGCCGCCCACGGCCGCCCCGGCGGCGTCGGTGTACTTGACGGACAGATCCTCGCCGGCGGCGACCCCGGCATAGGCGGTGCCGGCGGGCTTGTAGGCGATCGCGCCCTCGAAGATCAGCGCGCGGCCAGCGCCGGGGGCGGCGACCAGGGCGACCGGGGTGGCGAACAGCGCCAGAAGCTGGGCGGTGGTGACGGTGACCAGCGCAGTCTTCAGCACCGCGCCCGTCGCGGCCAGGCCGGCCAGCGTGTTCAGGTCGGCGGCGGAGGGCGTGACCGGGACGCCGCCGAGCATCAGGTTGCGGTCGTGCTGGCGGAATGCGGCAGCGGGCATGGCAGGCTCCTATCGCAGTGCCGCCGGGGATCACGCCCCGGCGGTCACAGGCTCAGCAGGATCAGACGGGCGGGTTCGGCGCGGGGGCCACGTGCGGCAGGCCCAGGATGGCCAAGGCTGCGAGGAAGATGTTGCCGGAGTCGTTGCCGGCCGGGGTGATCGTCAGCCGCACATAACGCTTGCCGCCGACATAGCCGATCTTCCGGCTTTCGGCGTCGTCGGCGAAGGTGTAGCTGGCCAGCGCCTCGGTGCCGACCAGGTTGTCGTCGGACACCGCCGCCGCGTCGGACAGCGCCGAGTTTTCGCCGTCCTCCACCAGCACGGTGAAGGTGGCGTCGGCGTCGGTGTTGGTGCCGACCGCAATGCCGAAGGTCAGGCTGTCATAGCCGCGGCGGTCGATGATGCTCGACACGATGGCGGTGTTGTTGGTCCGGGCGGCGATCGGCGAGATCGCGTTCAGGATGTGCAGGTTGTTGGAATGGTCACGCATCGGTGCGGCCCTCCTCAGGCCGGGAAAGTCCGGCGGGACGTGCCCGCCGGCGTGTTCAGGGGATCAGGGGGAGGCCAAAGGCTTCGCGCGCGGGGATGGCGGGGCGGCCGCGCGCTCAGCCAGAACCCGGCGATCAGGTGCCGAACTTCAGGAACTTGATCGCCTCGAAGTTGACGACGCCGCCGCCGACGCGCTTGACGGTGTAGAACTTGACGTAGGGCTTGGCGGTGTAAGGATCGCGCAGCACCCGGATGCCCTGGCGGTCGACGATCTGGTAGCCTTCGCGGAAGTCGCCGAAGGCCATCGACAGCGAGTCCGCCGCCAGCGCCGGCATGTCCTGGGCGATGGTGACCGGGAAGCCCAGCACCTGCTGCGGCTGGCCGGTTTGCAGGCCGGGCTGCCACAGGTAGTCGCCGACGCCGGTCTTGATCTTGCGCAGCTTGGTGATGACCTCGCGGCGGGTGACCCAGCGGGCGTTCTGCAGGAAGTGATCCTTGAACGCGCCGATCAGGTCGAACAGCTTGTCGGCCGGATCGCTGGCGCCGAAATCGCCACTGGCGCCGCTGACGACGTGCTCCAGCGTGCCCCAGCTCCGGCTGGCGTCCGCCGTGGCCGCAGTGGTGTAGGCGGTGAAGCCGCGCGGCTTGTTGCTGCCGTTGCCGGTGACGAACCAGGTGTTTTCCGTGCGGGTCATGATGTCGGCGGTCTTGTCGGCCAGCCAGGCCTCGACATCGATGTTGGCGTCGTCCAGCAGCTTCTGCGTCGCGCGCGGCTCGGCATACTGCTCGTGCACCTCGATGCGCCACTTGCCGAGCTGGGCGGTGGCGGTCTCGGCGCGGGCGTCGCGCTCGGCCACGGCGCCGCCGCTGGTGGCTTCGTTCACGTCGGCGATGCCCTCCAGCGCGTCGGTGCCGATGAGCTGGACGCTGGCGATCAGGCGGATGGGCGAGGTCTCATACTGGCGCTTGATCATGCGGCCGGCCATGTCCGCCGGCACCAGGTAACCGCCATCGGGGTCGGAGCCGACCGACATCGCCTTGCGCTCGTCGGGGCCGAGGTCTTCCTTGCCGGCCTTCATGAACAGGCCGAAGCCCGACTTGTAGGCGGCATATCCGTCGGCATCGAGCACACCAGGCGCCGGGCGCGCGCTGGCGGCGGCATGGGCGGCGGCGGAAGCGTTGAACGCCTTGACCTCCGCCTCGATGTCCGGGCCGCCGTTGTGGCCGATGCCGGGGCGGCCGAGCTTCTTCTCGACCGCCAGCATGCGGGCATCGAAGGCGTCCTTCGCCTCGGCCGCGGTGTTCAGCGCGGCGTCGATCTTGGCCAGCTTCTGCTCGGTCAGAGCATCGGCGCCGCCCAGCGTCTTCACCTGCTTGTCGAGCTCGGCGAGGGTGGCCTTGTAGGCCTCGAAGCCCTCGCCCTGCTGCTTGATCAGGTTCTTGACCTCGTTCAGGTCGTCCATGGTGTTCAGCCCTTTCCGGGAGTGATGATTGCAAGGTTGGCGCGCAGTGCTGCCGCCAGTTCACCCGCAACGCCCTCATCCCGAGGCTGCGCCGCCTTGTAGCCACGTGCCGCGATGGCCTTGGCCGCTGCGTTGCTGAAGCCGCCTGCATCCCGCAGGAAGTCTTCGAATTCACGGATGGTCATGTCGCCGCCCGACTTCACGCCGGTCAGCCGCGCCTTCGGGTTCGCCGGGAAGGTGACCAAGCTGATCTCGAACAG